CTCAGCTGCTCCAGAGTCCACCAGATCGGCCTGCTTAATCAGCCAATCTGTGGACCTGTCGCCAATTCTCACACCGCCAAACGGTGTGACATTCCGCTCCCATGCCGTGGACCCTCGAACAGCCAGCAGCGACACCGAGTAAGCCCCCCGCGTGTAAGTGACAGTCTCGCCACGAACTCGCCGGGATGCCTCTCTGGCTGCTGCTGCTGCTGTTGCGATTGGGGATGGCATGGAATGCTCTCAAAAAGCCCCGCCGCCAGGGTGGAGGCTGACGACGGGAACCCGCGCGGGCTGACTCAGACGATCAAGTCAGAAGCGTCTCGGTGTTCGTGATGCTGTCAGTCACCACAATCGGGATGCCCTCATACTCGCTCGGTCGAGGAGCTGGAGCCCCGATCGGAGAGTAGGTGGTCCGGCTTTTCTGCAGCTGAGTCAGTGACCGCCTCGACATTGCGATGTGTGTCGGCTGATCAGCAGATGGGAACAGAGCCAGAGCGTCAGCCAGAAGGCTGTCAGTCAGGCCTTTTCCGCTGTCGGCCGTCAAGTTGGCGATTCGAGCCGCTGCATATTTGCTGCCGACCTGAATCCCGAGATGGCCGCCAATGTCACGGCAAAGGGCCGTCATCAGCTTCGTGTTGCTGCCAGCGATCTGGGCTTTGAACGTCTCGCCGATCTCAAAATTGATGTTGTCGAGAGACAGGTCTTCATCACCAGCCCCGACCAGAGCCATGCTGGCATCGTCCGGAGTTGAGCGGATAAACCAGACACTGGAACCAGTTCCGGCAGTTGTCCCGCCAGCATCGACCACGAGAGCATCGCTGGCTCCGTTGTAGTTGGCATCATCGGCCAGCCCGTTGAACCCGCTGGCATCGCCGCCCACGGTTCCGTTGAACACCTGCTTTTCGAGGGTAAACAGAGCCTGCCGCAGCTGTCGAGCAGTGCGACGATCGAGCCACGCTTCAGACCCGCCGCGGTACGCTCGACACTGCGCGATGTCTTCACGAATTGTCGCGTCGATGAATTTCAGATCCACGCTGACCTGCGTCGAGTCGCTGGCTGTGTAATCAGCACCGGCATTGATTGCTCTGAAACCGATGACAGGAGCAGTCGTCTCCACGTTGTACTTGTGCGATGTGCCATTCGAACTCATCATCGCATGCAGCTGAGCCAGAACCGGAGCCCCGTTCAGAATGTCAGAGATCTCGGCAGGATTCACATCCTGCGAATTGAAGCGGACCAACTCCGCCAGGGTTGTCAATGTGTCGGCCATGATCAAAACTCCTTAGAGCAAAAGTGTATTCAGACGCCAGCACCTCGCTGACGATCGGTTCAGTTCTTCTTGCCGCGACAAGCGTCGGCCCAGCTGGACCGCTGCGGCTCGCTGGCAATATTGACCCCTTCAGCCTCGTCTGGTGAGACACTGGCCAACAGCTGAGCCTGTTCGCGGAGCTGAGCCACTTCGGCCCGCAAATCCTGAACAGTGCCCCGCAGCTCATCGAGCGACTGCTGCTGTGCCTGATCGAATGCGACACCATCGCGGAACATGCGAGCCCCTTCGGCATCGCCGAATGCTGCCATGTACTCGGCAAGTCCCGGAGCATCTGCGACCGGCTCGGCCACTGGCTCCACGTCCTCGGCATCCTCTGCAGCCACCGGCTCGACTTCTTCGCCGGTTTCTCCGTCGATTGCCTCAGCCACCGGCTGAGTCTCTTCTGGAGCAGATTCCGCGACGACTGCCGCCTCCTCTGCATCCGTCACAGCCTGACCTGGCTGCAGTTTCGGCTTTGCCATCGCTGGCTCCTCATTCAAAAACTGAGCCCGGATCATGTCGAGAACGTTCTCGAATGACGCGACCCCATCGATAAGATTCAGTCCCTCAGCATCGCCAGCCTGCCACCATCGGCCGTCGCTGACTTCTTCGAGATTTGTGTCTGTCATGCCTCGGCCGCTGCGAACATCCTCCAGAAACTGGGTGTTCGACTGGTCGACCGATTCTTGGAGGAATGCAATCTGTTTTGGTGTCAGCTTTTCGCCCGTTGCTCCGATGCCCTTGTAATCGCCAGTCGTCAACAGGACCGAACGAATGCCAGCTTTCTGGAACGCCTCGCTGTAGTCCAGAAGCTGCCAGTAAGTGCCGATTGATCCGACCTCGCTGTCTCTGCTCGCGAAGATGCTCCCCGCCTTGCTGGCGATCCGATAGGCTGCAGACGCCCCCATCCCGTTAATACTGGCGACCACGAGCGTCTTTTCGCTGAGCCTGTCGATCTGCTCCAGAACCGGATCGAGACCGGCGACCATGCCGCCAGGTGAATCAATTCGCAGGACCACCGGAGGGAGATGGTCCATCTGCTCGATCGCTGCCAGTGCTTCACTGATGGATTTGTAATTGCTGACGAATGGCGACTTGCCCTTGTAGAGTGGGCCGATCACGCTCACGACCGCGATGCCATCGTCGGTCATTGTCAGTGGCTTAGAATCCACGCCGAGAGCGTCCGCGATGTACTCTGTGAAGACATCGTCGAGCGTCTCAGGATCGAGCCCGGCTTTGCGTGCCAGTCTCGCCTCGTAGGCTGCCAAGAATCGCTGGTCGATCTGCCAGAGTCTGCTGGGTGTCATGCTGTTGGCTCCTGCATCTCGTCTTGTGTTGCCAGCCTGACCATCGCAGAGTCTGACCACTTCTGGAGGAATCCACGGTCGGCCAGCTCCTCGCGTTCGCGCGTGATTTCGTCAACGTTTTCGAGATAGTCGCCGAGACCGAACTCGTCGCACACATCCTGCATTGACTTGAGACCAGCCGCCACAGATCGGAGAGCTGTGTCCAGTTCCTCCTGTGGTTTCCACCACGGGACGCCACGCGGAACCCACCGATAGCTGATCTGGTCAACCGTCATTCCTGCTGGTAGTCGTAGCTCGCCAGTTCCACCGAATTCTGGACGCAGTGTCCAGCGAGCCAGACGCCAGTCTGTCATTTTCTGGTGGAGCCGTCGCTGAGTCTTTCGCTTTGCTTCACAACTCCGCTCAAAGCCGATCCACGCCAGCCGGGATCCGGAATAGTTCGTGAAGTCCTCCGAGAAAAACGACATCGGGATGTCGAGCGACTTCAGGGCCATCTGCGTGCAGAGCTTGAGGAACTCTTGCGTCGATGTCGCTGGGTTGCTGCTCTCGATCGTTTCGACCGACTCGCCTTCATCGAGATCGAAAACGGCTGGACCATCGCCGAAGTCGACGACCCTGCTGGCTCCCTCCTGAGCGTTTGAGGCTTCGTCGTCATCTTCATCGAATGCCTCGGAGTCTTCCTTGCGAGCGAACGCAATTCCGAAAAGCTGGTCCAGCTTGACCTTCGCCCTCATGTGGTCGAATGTCTCGTCCAGATCCCTGAACTCATTCAGGGCTGCGACGATTGGCGAGACTGGCCTGATCTGGTTCGGCCTGCCCTCATGCTGGCAATGCTGCCAGACGCTTCCAGCCCGGATGACCTTGTCGGTCTGATTGCCGCTTCTTGGATCTTCTTCCGCAAAATTCCACGCGACTGGCCGACCCCGTCGTAATTTTGCACCGCCGACCCACTGATCAGCATCGCGACGACCACCGGAAGGATTTCGGACGAATGAACCCTCCACCATCTGGAGAGCACCGGCGACTTTGACGAAAAACGCATCGCCGACCAGCAGCTTCTGAGCCTCTGCGACCCGCCGCATATCGTCCCAGTCCATCCGACCGTAGTAGTCCACGGCCTCGGCCTGAGTGTCCCGAGCCATCAGCCGCTTCAGCTCGATGTTGAGCCCGCGATCGCTGGTTCGTGGCTGGAAGTCCCAGAGACAGCAGTAGTCGAGCGTTCGGCGTATTGCCCACGCCAGAAGGCCCATGTTGCGATGGACGTCGAGAGCATTGGCCTGAATCGCTTGGCGCCTGCTGTCGTTGAGCAGGAAGTTTTCCGACCTTGGCCGCCTGTGCGCTCCCGATCGTCGCCTGTGCTTTGGGTTGTCCGCTTGGTAGATGTCGCTCGCCACGGTCATCTCCTCGTCATGTTGGGAGTGATGACACGCGACCGCCGCTTGCGGGTTCCTGCTTCACGCTCAAGTCTGGCCAGCTCTTTCCGAACACTGGCCAGATCAAACGTGGTGGAAGCTCCGTCTGTGCTGTCAGAGGAGACGCCAGACTCCAGCAGGGCTCGGAGTCGGTCAATCTTTTGTCGCCTGGTTTCGCTCATGGTCAGCATCGTGGAGGATGCTGGCCCGGTCTACCAGTGCCTTAATGGGGAACCCGTTTTTTAGCTTAGATCCAGAGATACCGCCGGACGATCATGGCCCCGCCGCAGTCGTTGCAGGAGCAATTCCTCAGTTCTACGCCTTCATAATCTCGGCCATTTGCCGATCCGCTGCCGCTGACCGTTTGCAGGGACTTGAACTGGCCCCGATTGCGACTGCCGCAGTGTGGACACTGGGCCACCTGCTCATCTGCCACGGGCCGGTCCTTGGTCTTGCTGCCGACTGGCCGCCCTGGTGTCTTTTTCTTTGCCATTATGTCCTCACCTCCGTTTTTCTGCGGACCCGTCGCTTTCGTTTACGCTCCACCGCGTCCGAATACTCTGGAACATTGCACCCACAAACCGAACCCAGCACCAGACAGCCCACCGTGGTGTCCAGCCAATGGTTATCATGCCCCGGCTTCAACCGCCACTCAATCACCGTTCTCCCGC